GCAGTCGCCGCGACAGTAGTCGCAAGTACGCCGCTCTCAGGCACTCCGGCGGATTCGCCGTTTGGCGCGGTAGCCGCCACAGTCTTCGCGACGACACCGCTCACCGCAACGAGCGCAGGGGCAGCGTTCGATGCGGTTGCCGCACAGATCGCACTCAGCCTCATAGCTACGCCAGCTACAGCGCCGTTCGGGGTGACCGTGCCGGTAGTAATTGGTGGAGCAGGCGACCCCGTACACCCCAATCCCACGATCGCTGGCGATCGACGCCGTGAGATGCGAGCGATTAGAGGGAGGCCGACGTGAGCCACGTAACCCAGAAGTTCAAGCTGCCGGGAGAGAACCTTTCTATCCCGATCGACTTCGTGGATTCGCTCATTACGACATCGCCCGCTGAGTCCATTACGGCCGTCGAAGCCATAGCGAGAGACAAGAAGAACGACGGCGACATCTCCAGCACCATCGTTGCGGCTGTGACGTTTTCGGGGACCGTCGTCACGGTCAGGCTACAGGGCGGCACGAAGGGTCAGAAGATCGCGGTAGACGTGCTCGCCACTACGGACCTCGCAGCCAGTCCGGACGAGAAGGTCGGACACAGAATCGACTTGGAGGTTGAGTGATGCCCCTTCCCCACCACTGCATGAAGTGTGAGGCCGAGTTCGACACGTACCGCCAGAAGCTGGCGCACATCGCGTTGGAACATGCAGAGCCCGTAGTACCCGAACGCTCCAAGCGGCGTTCGTGGATGAAGCCGGAGAGGACTCCGGAAACCGAGGAGGGGATTGCTCCTCCGAATGACCCGGAGGCAGACGCCTCCGACTAGGAGATAAGCCATGCCCGCTCCGAGTTCCGCTTTCCTGGCCCAAGGGACTTTGCTCCAGTTCGCTGACTCGTCCCCGAATCAGACGATCTCCGAAGTGCGGTCGATGCGTGGTCCGACGTTGCGCCGAGATACTATCGACGTGACGAACCACGACTCGACCAGTGCCTACCGGGAGTTCATCAACGGACTGAAGGACGCCGGGTCCATCACGTTCGATATCAACTATCTCCCGACAGACGGCACGCACAACGCCGCGACTGGTCTACTCGGCGAGTACGACAACGGCACCACGCGCGCATACGCGCTCGTGTTCTCGGATCCCTCGACCACAAGCTGGACCTTCAACGGCGTCGTGATCGGGTTCGAGGTCGCCGCCGCGATCGACGAGGTACTGATCTCCAGTATCGAGCTCAAGATCAGCGGCGCTCCCACTCTGGTGTAGTCCCAGTAGGTGGGTGAGAGCGGCGCTCCGCGCCTGCTCGCCCCGGTCCCGAGTTGGTCCCCCGACGTAACTGGGGGCCGGGGTTCCTCCCGGCCCCGCTTGGGCTCGACTATCGCCCCAGTTCTGGACCCGTAACCGCGGGTGAGGTATTCCCCACGCCACACCCAATCGGAGGACCGGAAATCGTGTCAGAAGAGAGCAACGGCAGCGGCTATCTCTCCAAATCCGACATCCTGGCCGTACAGGATCTGCCCTACGAGGACGTTTCTATCCCGGAGTGGTCTGCGGGCAAGGTCGTCCGCGTTCGGGGCCTCACGGGCACGGAGCGCGGGGCGTGGGAGAAAGCCATCAGTAGCGTGACCCCGAACCTCGGGGAGCCGGGGCAGCCCGGGAAGGGCGTAAACGTCAGCTTCGACATGAGCGAGATGCGCGTGGCCCTCTGCACGCTCTGCCTGGTAGATGGCGACGGCAAGCGGCTCTTCACGAACGACGAGATGGCGATGCTCGGGCAGAAGTCCAGCCTTGCGATCAACCGAGTGTTCGAGGTCGCGGCTCGGCTCTCCGGGATCACCCGGGATGCCGTGGAGAAGGCCGCAAAAATCTCGGGCGGGACCCTCGTAGAAGGCGACGCCTCCGTCTCTGCCTCGCCCTCGGCCTCGCCTCGGTCCGCGAGCTAGAAGCTAGGACGACGGGGCAGGAACTCGCCGAGTGGGAGGCGTTCGAGGACATCGAGCCGTTCGGCCGCGACTTCTACAGGACCGGGATCATCGCCAGCATCCTTGCGAACGCACATAGGGATCAGAAGAAGCACCCCAAGCAATTCGGCGTCGGCGACTTCATGCCGACCCGAACCCTTGAGAGAACCGGAACGAGTGGTCAGTACCCGGCGATGTCACAGGCGCAGATGCTCAAGAAGGTCGAGGAGCTGAACGTCATCTTCGGCGGACGGGATCTCAGGAGGAAGTAGATGGCTGGCGTAATTGTCGAGCGCATGACCGCGCTCCTTGAGTTGGACGCCTCCAAGTTCAACCGGGAGATGCAGACGGTTCAGAAGACCGCCCGCGCCGTAGGTCAGTCACTGCGAGAAGCAGGCTCGGTTCTTACGTCAGCCATCACGGTTCCACTCGTTGCTACGGCGGCAGTAGCTATCAAGTCATCGGCGGACTTCGAGTCCGCGATGACCGGCGTAGCTAAGACGGTCGATGCCCCGGCGTCGGCGATCGCCGAGCTAGGGAGAGGCTTTCAGGAACTCTCCGAGACCATCCCCGTATCGACCAACGAGCTAGCGAAGATCGGCGCTCTCGCCGGTCAGCTCGGCGTCCAGTTCTCGGCGATCCCGGAGTTCACTGAGACCGTCGCCGCTCTCGGCGTATCTACGAACCTCTCGACAGAGCAAGCCGCTACGTCACTCGCGCGGCTCGCCAACATCATGCAGACCAACCAGTCCGAGTTCGACAACCTGGGCTCGGTCATCGTAGAGTTGGGTAACAACTTCGCTACGACGGAGTCTGAGATTGTCGACTTCGCGCTACGCATCGGCGTCGTCGGCAATACCATCGGTCTGACAGAAGGGGAGGTACTCGCTCTCGGTACGGCGCTGTCGTCTCTGGGTATCCGCGCAGAGGCTGGCGGTACGTCGATGCAGAAGGTGATGAACGAGATCAACCGAGCCGTCCAGGGCGGAAGCGACTCGCTCGGCACCTTCGCGAGTCTCACCAACCAGACCAGCGAGGCGTTCACCGCTCTCTTCCGTACTGATCCCGCCGAGGCTCTCCTGCAAGTCATCGAGGGTCTGAGCGCCGCCGGGGACCAGTCGATCATCCTTCTCGACCAGATGGGGCTAGAAGGTGAACGGGTCATCCGTGTGCTCCAGGCCGTCGCGAACAACACCGACCTCGTACGACGCGCCGTCAAGACGGGCAACGAAGAGTGGGAGACGAACACCGCTCTCGTGGATGAGGCGGCCAAGTTCTATGCGACGCTCGCAGCCGACTTCGGGACGCTCAAGAACCTCGCCACGAACGTGGCGCAGGAGCTGGGCGTAGCTCTACGCCCCGTCATCGACGCTCTCATCGCATCGGCCAGGAGCCTGCTCGAAACATTCCGGGACGTGATACGGGTCTTCCAAGAGCTGGACCCCATCACAAAGACGGTCATCGCTACGTTCTTTGCGGTAGCCGCCGCGATCGGCCCGGTACTGCTCGTCCTCGGCCAGCTCGCGTTCGCTATCAGCTCCATCGCGGGTCTGTTCGCCGGTCTGACGATGACCGCGTTCATCGCGGGCCTAACGGGAGTGGGTGCTGCGGTCGCGGGCGTGACGGTCGCTGTCGGGCTTGGCGTCGCCGCATGGAGGCGATGGCAGAACTCGCTGGAAGATGTCGCCGAGCCGATGCAAGATGTGGAGGGCCTCGCCGGAGACCTGGCGCGGGTATTCCCGGAACTCTCCAAGCAGGTAGGAGAGACGGCCGAACGCATGGACGAAGCGGCGACGAGTCTCAACGCCGTCCAGCTACAGCTCGAACGGGTCCGGCTACAGGAGGCTATCTCTCAGTTCGCGGATCTGGAGGCTCTAGACTTCTCGAACCTCTCAGGGGTCACGGCGCTACTGGGATCGACGGTCGAGATTCAGAGCGGCGCAGATATCCTTGCGGGGCTCCAGGCGCGGCTCGCCGAGGTAGAGACGGAGATCCAGCGCGGTCTCGATGCCGCGCCTCTGACGGTCAGCATCCCGATCGACGTGCGCCGCGAGGCGCTGGAAGCGGCTGGACTCTCGGCCGAGGAGATCGAAGCGGCCCTCGGGCTGACGGAGATCGCCCCGGTCGTGGACGAGCAAGCCGAAGCCATGAAGGAGGTACTGGACGAGCTGCGCGCCGGTATGGACGCGCTCGGTGTACGCGCACTCGCGATGGGTACGGACTTCGATATCGCTTCGGAGCAGACCGACCTACTCCAGAGCGCCCTGGACGGGATGCTCGCTGACGGCGTAGACCCAGCGAACCCTGCCGTCATCGCGCTAGCGAACGGCCTACGCGGTCTCAACGAAGCGGCGCGCGAAGCCGAAGCGGTCGAGAAGTTCGCAGACATCCTGCGGGACATGGACCGTCAAGCGCGCGACCTCGATCTGACTGGAGCTGCCGTTCGATCCGGGTCAGATCGAGGGCGCGCGCCTGACGGTCCATGTCCT